AGTTTCATTTAATTAAAAATAATGCTTGACTTTATCAATTATTCTTTGTATCTTTAGGTGTGAATAAAGAGATAAAAATTAACAAAAGAAAAGGAAAAAAATAATGGCTTACATGAATCAAGAGAAAAAGAAGAGACTTGCCCCTCAAATCAAAGAAATATTAAAGAAACACAACATGAAAGGAAGTCTCTCTGTTGATAACTATTCTACTTTGAGGTTGACTCTCAGAGAAGGTCCTATTGACTTTAGCTTCACAAACAGAGAAGGTAAGGTTATCAATCACATCAATGAGTATTGGTACAAAGACCACTTCAAAGATAATGCTAAGGCTCTTGCCTTCTTGAGTGATGTGATTCCAGCGATGAACAACGGAAACCACGACAACTCTGATATCATGACAGATTACTTTGATGTGGGTTGGTATGTCTCAGTTAATCTCGGAAGATGGGATAAGCCTTACGTGATAAATAATTAAAAATAATGCTTGACTTTATCAATTATTCTTTGTATCTTTAGGGGTAATTAAAAGGAGATAAATAATGAAAACAATTTTTGAAGAAATACAAAATGACATGGATGAGTTCTTTGCCGAGATAGATGCTATACTTGGTAAGGAGCCAGAAGAAGTGGATGAACCAATGACAGATGAAGAAGCAGAGCATTTAGAGATGAAAGCTGAATTAGCCGTGGGGATATAATGGTACATGAATTAGTTCACGAAACAGTAAACATTAAAGGATGGGATATAGTTGGTTCTGTCGATTGGAAGATTGGTGATGAAACCGAATTACCATTTGAGGATCATCAACCAGATAAAACATTACATTACATCAATGGATATGATAAGGCTGGAACACGAGTTAGTTGTATCGGTGAAGTAGTTGATGGCACGGTTGTGGATGTATTTTTTGATTATTTAATTGCAAAATATTCAAAATAATGCTTGACTTTGTTGATTATTATTTGTAACTTTAGGTGTAATTAAAAGGGAAAAAAATATGAAAAGAAAAAAAGAAATGAACAAGAATTTTTCAATCACGAATCATTTTATCAGTAGATTCAATCAAAGATATTTGAAGCGTAATCAACAATGGATAAAGGAAGATTTGAGAAATTATCTTAACGCAATCATGACCAGCGGCCAGATAAGAAAGATGAACAAATACATAAGAAACATAAATACCGAACCCGTGAAGATTGGAATGGGTTCAGAACACAGCATGATATTTGCTAACAATAAACTAATAACAGTAATCTATAAGTAAACAAGGAGAACAAATGAACATCAATGAATTACCATTTGATTGGGAAATAGAAAACCACGATGTCTCTCATGACCTTCATGAGATAGAGAATGGAAAGAGGGATGGTGCCAGAACGGCAGCCATTCGTGAGATTGGTCAAAAGAGAATGAACGATGATGATGAGCTTTCACAAGGTTTCATCGATTCCTACATGAATGATCCTTCTTACCTGTCATCCGATCCTATGGATGATGTGTCGGAGTGGGATGACTTTTCGATAGACTTTTTGGATTAATTTCCAAAAAGTTCTTGACTTTTTTAATTTTTATTTGTAATATCAATAGTCAATAAAAGGAGAAATGAATGACTTATGTGTATGAATATGTTGTCGGTAATGACAACGTTAAAGTGGAGTATTGTTATAGCAGTATTTCAGATTCAATCAAGGTGGTTGAGATGTGGGTTAATGGTAAGTTCCATAGGGTTACTTGGATGAGTCCTGAAGGCAATAAGGCGTTGATGGCCAGGTTGGAGCAAGACATGGAAGATAGGATGTGCGGTACTTTGGATGACGACACCGTTGGTGGTGATTCCTATATGGATAATCTGATGACCACCGGCTTTGACACCGAGGTTGATTTGGATAGGGATGTACCAGAGTTCATTGAGGAGCCAGAAGATTATTTAATAGGACACTCTTGAAAAACAAAGTTAAATGCGTTGAATGTGAATCGCCTTTAGATTCACGAAGGAGCATCCTCGGACTTAAAAAGTGTCTAAAGTGTTCCGATGTGGAAAAGTATTCAGGTCACACGGTTTACCCACACAAGACAGGCGGTTACATTCAACCCGTATCACAAGAACAATCAGACCATTTAAAGAAATTAGACAGAAGACGTGTGGGTGGCAACAAGACTGCCAAGGGTATATTTGCTGATAACAGTTGGGATAGATGGTTGAACAGTTATTACGATAATATATATAATAAAACTAAACCAAAAAAACCCTCTAAAAAATTTTTTAAAAAGTTCTCTCATATGAAGACCAAAACCCTTTACCAAAAAACCGTCAAGGTATTCATGGAATACGGATACCATCGGGCCGTAGATAAGGTCAATGAACTGTATTCACGAGACAAGATATCTTTACCACAAAAGGGCAAGATGGTAAGTAATCTAACTGAATTACAAATGATGACATCAAAAGAGAAAAAGTTTTTCAAGAAGTTAAATAAGGATCAATTATGAAAATCAAGGATATGCTAAATGGCTTAGCGCTTGCTGTAATAATTTATTTATCATTAATTATGGCTTTTATCATGGATGGTGCTCCGTTTCATCCATGATGTATTACATTGTATTAGGGGTGTTAGCACCGATAATGTTAAACCTAATGCATCTTTTGGTTGGTTTGTATGTGGTTACACAACGAGGCAACATGATGTCATTAGGGTTTACCGGCATCAGTTTTCTTACCAAGACTATTGCTATGTTGTTCTTGACTTGGTTGGGTATTGGGTTCTTAGGATTGGTAATGGCTATCTTTATACCGTTACTTACTTTCTTCTGGTTCTTTACCCATGTGGTTGAGGCATTTGTCATACAACACTACATGAAACTAAACACACCAAAACATTTACAGAGCATTCAGATATCATGAATAAACCAACTTATGTGGGATTTGAACACGATAAGTATCCGTGGAAACCTGATATTGATTATCGTAAAAATCCACATCTATATAAAATAGGTCGTGGTCAACAAGGCGTGTTAATATGTCAACCGTATAAATCAGAGCTACATCCATTATGGAGATTTAAAACCCCATTTGAAGCACAAGAATCGTGTGAGGCAATATATCAGAAGTTCTTTGAGTATATGAAAAAAGATGAGTTCGTTGGTGTTGATATGGCTAAAAAATATTTACACATGGGATTCACTCGTAGTCGTAGATATTGGAATCATAGTTCAGGTAAGAAGTGGACTAAAGAAGAGATGGTTTGTAATTATTCTGGCTTACCATCCGTTAAGTCTTATGAATGGAAAGTTCTACCGTATGATAGAACTGAAAAAAGATTTTATGAATCTAGCTTGATATTTCAAAAGTATTGGAAAGCGGCTAGAGAAGATAAACAATATTTAGAAATGAAAAAACAACATAGGAGTTTACAATGCTATACTTAGGATTAGGTTCTTTTGCAATAATATTATGGTTGATGTGGGTATTTTATAAAGATGATTATGGGGATTTCTTTAAGTTCTAATGCCTCTAAGCAAGTTTGGTAGAAGACATAAACATACATTCGGCAGAGAGAAGGAAGAGTGGGATGGTGACTTTAGAAAACCACCAAAGCCAGATTCCTATTATGTTCAAGAGAAAGGAATATGTCGATGGTGTGGTGATAAGATTATTGAGAACGGTGTTCACAACACAAGAAAGACGTGGCACGAAAAGTGTGCTACTCAATACATGATAATCTACCATTCAGGTGAGGCAAGAAAACACATATGGTTACGAGACAAAGGTAAGTGTAAGGGTTGTGGAAAACAATGTACAAGAAGGGGTTGGGATTTAGACCATGTTAAACCATTGATGGAACAAAAGGGTAAAGCAGAAAAAGAATTGGATTGGTCTTATTACTGGTTAGATAATATGCAAACGCTATGTAAACCATGTCACAAAGAAAAAACCAAACAAGATAGGAAAAATAATGCTTGACATTTATGATAATTTTATGTATATTATTACGGATACTTTAAAAGGTTATCACTCAAAAAAGAATTTGAATCTTGAGAAAGATTCTTTAAGGGCGAGGTTCTTTATTTCCTTTCTTCCTTGCCCTAAAATTTATTAAAACATAACAAATGAGGCATAATAATGGCTAAGAAGATAGACTTATCACAGTTCATGTTGAATGATTCAGATTTGAAACAAATGAGAAATCTTGACAAGAAAACAATGAAAACAGATCCTAATTATAAAAAGAATAAGCGGGTTAATCTCGAATATTATAATGAGTCTGATTTAGAGGATATCGGTACTGATGATTACTCTGATTGTGATGGTAGAGAAGAAGTTGAAACATTGAGCGATGTTGGAATGGATATTTATTAAATATCCTTTTTTTCTATCGCCATAATCTATTTATGAGTATGGAGATAACAAAAAATCAAATTATAGATGTTCTTAATCTAATGATGATGAGATTAGATAGTTTAGAAAATGAACAAGCTAAACAAAAAGATTATATTGTTCAAATTAAAAAAAGAATGATACAATTGAATAATTTCATTAATGACATCATTGATATAGTAGAGGATGAAAGATACACCGAGGAAGAAGCGTACGCTGAAACCATGAAGATATATGACCAAATGAAAAAAAAGGTCAATGAGATGATGAATGACTCTGAACTAAAAGACATAAATAAAAAAGAATTGTTATCAAACATAGTTGGCGAATCATAATTGTTACATAACATAATAATAATTTTACTTGGAATCACTATATCTTTTTTAGGTGTATTGATTTTTTATGCATTACGTAGAATTAACAACTATGAAAAAATAATATTAAATATAAACGGTAAAGTAGAGTTAATAAATAATCAACTAAAAGTAATAGATAAAAACGGACATTTTGAGGCTGACGATGAGGTCGGTTTTTTCTTTGAAGAGATAAAAGAACTTAACAAAGAGCTACAACAATTATTTGAAACAGAGGTTGATGATGCCAGTAAAGAAGAAGAGAAAAAAGAAAAGTAAGATTTATTTTGGAACACCAGTTCATGATGCTATAGTTGAGTATAATCATTCAACTGATGTAAAATTTAGACACAAAATATACACAGAAGAAATACATCCAGCATTTTTAAAGTTAGCTGAAAACATAATCAATACGTATAAGTTTACTTACTTTGATTATGGATTTAGAGACTTACAAGAAGAGGTTGTTTCTAATCTTGTAATTAATATGCACAAGTTTGATGAGACTCGTGGTTCTAAAGCATTTAGTTACTTTAGTATTATTGCTAAAAACTATTTGATTTTAAATAATAATGCAAATTATAAGAAATTAAAACTACATGAAAACATAGATACTCTTTATGATAAAGGCGCAAAAGATGAAAATTTTGAGAAAAAAGTAACAACCGAGGTTTTTGAAAAAACCATAGAATACTTTAATGAAAACTTAGATAATTTATTTCCAAAAGAAAACGATAGACACGTTGCTGAATCCATATTATATCTATGTAAAAACAAAGACTCCATTGATAACTTCAATAAGAAGGCACTTTACATTATGATAAGGGAAATGACAGATGTTAAAACATCTAAAATAACCCAAATATCTAATGTATTTCGTAAGATATATCCAAAGATACAGGAAGAAGTTTTGCTCAAAGGACATCTCGATAATCTAAATTATACAGGCTCCTTGTAACTTTTCTCACATTCTATATTTATTATTAGAATGTTATGGAAAAAGACTTTAAAATATTTGGAGACAAAAACTTCTCTGATTTATCTCAAGAGATATATGAGAATTCCAAGCTTAAAAAAACTCAGATTGATTTATTAGTCCAAGAAGTACATGGTTACATACAAGGCATCGAAGATATAGCAATTGTAGGACCTATACTAAAAGAACTTATGGATGTCGGTGTCAAGAATGATGATAATCTTTTAAAACTTGCCACGGTAATCCAAAGAATAATGAACAAACAGGCTGATGCTGTTGAGGATACATCCTTGTTGAGCGAGTCTGAAAAAGAAGAGTTGATGGCTAGCTTAGAGGATGCAGCTGCTTCATTACAAAATAAATCAGATGAGTTAAGTAGGGACATTACAAAGTTAAAACCAAAAGGTAATTAACAATGTCTACTAGAATAAACCCACAGAGTTCAAATGTCATAGGTGAGGTCAACCAAGATTCCATTATAGAATCCGGTTATAAGTTTCATCATGGTCATGTACAAAAAGTGGTGTTGGATGCTAATGATTTAAATTCATTTGGATATCCTGTATATGGTGCTCCATCAGATGTTAGTCAATGTGTTTTATTATCACCAACGGATTCGGAAGATATAAACCTACCATCCGATTATGTAAAAAAGTTTTATCTAGCACAACCTCTATTGCGTGGGTTTGCTGATTCTATATCTCGTGGGGATAGCGTACTATACACTCAAATAGGAAGTATCTTTTTTTATTTAGGACCTTTAAATACTTTGAACAATCCCAACTACAGTCCTGACCATTTATACAATCCAAACTTAAATCCAAACAGAATAGTATTGGATGACAGAAAAGACGATGAGAATGGTTATAATATAAACTTTGTTAAACGAGCTATAAATAAAGTAAACAAAATAAAAAACATATTATTGGATAGACCTTACGATACCGGCATAGGAGAGGTTGGTTCTGATGCTGAAGTGGAATCAAATGTATCTGATTTAACATTAGAAGGAAGACATGGTAATTCATTTCAGCTAGGTTATAGATTTATTAATCCTTACAGTATTATCAAAAACAATAATCTGAATGGAAACAACGGCTCTATAATGGGATTATTATCTTTGGGTAGAATACCTGATTATTTTGATAATTACAATTTATTATCAAGTGATAGACGCATAGGTTTAGAGTTGGAAACATATCCAACTCCTAATGTTGGTAATGAATATAAATATCCTGGTTATTTTATTGGACATGGTAATGATGCTGGTGAGAATACATTTAATATGTCATTTGGTCAGATAGAGGAAACTGCAGAACAACAGACAGATTTTGACCAAGTTATAATGTTTTCAGATAGAATAACATTTGATGCTCAAAATAATGATTTTACCGTGTCAGCATTTCGTAACATTAACTTAGGAGCTGGTAGAAATATAACTATTACAAATAAAGGATTCACAGTTATTGAATCTCAGAATATTTATATAGGTAAGGAATCAAAGAATAAAGCTCAACCTATGGTATTGGGTGATGAGCTCAGAATAATATTATTGGAGATTATGACATTACTTAAAGATTCAAGAGCATTGGTTCAAGGTGTACCGACTCCAATGGTTGATGCTACGTCATCTCCCATTTTACCAAGAATACAGAATTTAATAGATAGATTGCAACCAAGAGAAATTGATGAAGAAACTAATTCACCGATACCAGGTTCCGGCGGTGGAACTAGATTTTTAAGTCAATATCATTATTTAGAACAAAACGTAAGAGGACAAGAATGAAGTTATCAGTATTTAAGAAGTTAATTAGAGATGTAATAAGAGAAGAGTTAGATTATAAATTTAGTCGACTTGAAAAAAAACTAGATGAAGTAGTAGTTAAGAGTAATGTTAGTAATATAAATGAAGCTAGAACTCAGGTGCCACAATCTACAGACTTCAAAAAATTAATGAACGATTCCGTTAGTTCCGATTCCAACGTTCCCACACCCCAAAGCAACGTTTCTGCACCCAAGACAAACAGTAATGTTTTGAACAGTTTATTACAAGAGACTGCTGCATCGGGTGAATGGAAAACGATTGAACGAGATGGCTCTGATGCAAAATCAGTTCAAGATAATGTTGAACAGTTACCGGATCATCTTGCAAGTGCACTAACGAAGGATTACTCACAGATGTTAAAAATGGCAGACCAAAAATCAAAGGTAAAAAATGGGGCTTAAAACCGACATAGAAAATGCTTTCTTGAAGAACATCAAGGTTGATAAAGATCCTGATTATGAGGTATCTGCTGAAGGACAAGAAAAGGTATCCGAGTTAGCTCAAGACCTATCTGATGCAATTGTCAATTGGGTAACTAAACAAGAATTTAGAGTGGATAAATTAAGTGCACCTGTTTATATACCTATAGGAAATCTATCACCTGTAGCACCCATACCAGCGGTAGGTCCTCCAGGTGCTCCACTTATTCAACCATTAACACCAATAACTTTAGGTGGTTCAGCGCCAGGTGTTCCTTTCATTGACTCGACTGCTGATGTGGATGTAAACGGTCAAACTGCAAATGGTTCTTTATTGGGTAAGAGTGCTTCAGATAGTTCAGTTGTAAAGTTAAGATCGAAAGAAGTTAAGGAAGCATAATGCCGATACTTGATAGAAGAAACAATCAATTCATAGAGGACAAGGATACCAGAGTATCCGTTGGAATTGATTTTCCCTTTGCAATAGTTCCTAATAAAGATGGATATTTTGCCACCACTAAAACGACAATCGAATCCGTAAAAAATAACATAAGATTACTATTGCAAACACAAAAGGGTGAGAGGATATTCCAACCAAATTTAGGCATGAACATACGTAGGTTTTTGTTTGAACAGATAACAGAAGACACACAAGTTCAGATTGAAAATGATATAGTAGATACCTTTGCTACTTGGTTGCCTTTTGTGGAGTTGAGAGAAATAGACATAGATACAAGCAATCAAGACAAAAATCAAATTAACATAAAGATAGTATTTAATATTAAGAGAGCACCAAATACAATTGAATCTGTTGGTGTAGTGTTGGAGTAAGGTAATGGCATATTCACAAGACCAAAAATACAAACCATCGAATGTAAAATACACGAGTAAAGATTTCGTCTCTATAAAATCCGATTTAATAGAATACACGAAGGCTTACTTTCCTGATACTTACAAGGATTTTAATGAGACATCACCTGGCATGATGTTGATTGAATTAACAAGTTATGTTGGTGATGTATTAAGTTATTACATTGATTACAATTACAAGGAAAACATTTTAGCAACTGCTACTGAAAAAAGGAACGTAGTTAGATTATCAGAATTTTTAGGATATAAAGTAACACCTAATACGCCCTCATTGGTTAGGTTAAGAGTAACTACTGATGTTGGTGTTGATGCTGATGGTAATGTAGATTATAGTGCGGCTCCTCAAAATCCAATAAATAGCGGATTACAAATAGAATCAAACATTGATTCCAATTTAAAGTTTGAAACATTGGGTGAGATTGATTTCACCGTGTCCGGTTCACCTGATGTTCCACCTGTTGGAGCTCCAACATCATTTAATGCTAATGGAGAGGCAACAGGATATACACTAACAAGATTTGTACAGGCAGTATCAGGTGAAACCAAAACAAAATCATTTACCGTTACGAGTCCAACTAAGTTTTTGGAATTGGATTTAGGTGAGGATAATGTGGTTGAGGTTTTAAATTGTGTTGATTCATCTGGTCAAAGGTGGTATGAGGTTGATTATTTAGCACAAGACAGAATACTAAAAGAGACTCATTACACACAAGATGGTCGTGGTGATGCTTACAATCAAGACATCGTGGGTAGTGGTGTTTCAACCGATGTTTCTATTCCGTTTACATTGGATTATATAAACACCAATAAAAAATTTACAACTAAAGTAGATCCCGATGACAACACAACAAAATTACAGTTTGGTAATGGATTGAACAGATTAAATATTTCCGGTTCAAGTGGGGCTAGTTTATTCTCCATGATTGAACAACAAGGAATAAATCTAACTGGTGTTCCAAGCACCGTGATAAATGCCAGCTTAAATAACCTGACAACTAACAATTCATTGAACTTAGGCGAAACACCATCAAACACCATAATGACCATAACCTATAGAGTCGGTGGTGGTGCTGATTCCAATGCTCAAGCTGGTGAATTAACCAAGATAAACAATTCAGATGAATCAATTACAGTTACAAATGACGAACCAGCTTTGGGTGGTACTGATGGACAAACCGTTGATGAGATTAGAGAGAATGCTAAATCATTTTTTGCCTCACAGTTAAGATGTGTGACCCGTGAGGATTATCAAGCAAGAATACTGAATCTACCAGCAAAGTTTGGTAACATCGCTAAGTGTTACGTTCATAGAAACGATGACATTGGTACGTTAAAAATTTATACGTTGTCTTATAATCAACAAAGACAATTAGTGCAAACCCCTTTGTTAGCATTGAATAATTTAAGACTATACATAGAACAATTTAGAATGATAAATGACTCGTTGGATTTTGGATTTCAATTGCAAGATGATATATTTTCTGGCTACATCATAAACTTCGGTGTTCAGTTTGAAGTAAATTATGATAGAAGATTTAATTCCACGGATGTTAAATTAGAAACCATAAATGTGATTAAGGAGTTTTTTAAAGTTGGAAAAATGCAGTTTAGACAACATATAAATCTCGGTGATTTAAAATACAACATATTGGGATTGGATGGTGTCATTGGAATCAAAACATTAAAGTTAATACAAGACACCTCTGAAATAGATAATTTTCCGACCTCATTGAACTCAAAGAAATTTCATTTTTATAACGGCGATGGAACTCCATCTATCGGTGGAACTGCTGGATATGGTTTTCAATACAGTTTTGAAAATGCAACGGTAAACGATACAGTAAGACCATCGGTTACGCCAGCAGTATTTGAACTAAGAGATCCTGATAATGATATATTTGGGAGGGTTGTATAATGCATCGTTACTTTTTTTCAGTAAAGGATACTTTTATCAATAGCGGTTAAAGCACAATAGATGGTACAGATTTTAAAGATAAAAATGTAGGACAAGATGAAATTTTAGAATTAAAAAAAGAATTTTTCAATAGGGATTTTCACTCTCATACAAGGGTATTGATTCAATTTGATACGGACGAAATAAAAAATTATATCACGGCTTCAAACATAGCCGGTGATTACAAAACATTTTTAAGACTGTATGAAACCAAAGGGACGAGCGGTCTAAGTGAAAACTATACCATAGCTGCGTATCCGATTAGTGAGTCTTGGGATGAGGGTGTTGGTAAGGAGGCAGACAGCCCTAAAACAGTAGAGGGTTGTAGTTGGAAACATAGAAAAAATACTAACAATATTGAAATAGATTGGGAAACTCCTGGCGCCACTTATATAAGCTCTGATGAAGCAACACAGACTTTTAACTTAGAATCACCTGATGTTGAAATGGATGTTACGAGCATATCTAAAAAATGGTTTAGTGGTGAAAACAATAACTATGGATTTTTATTAAGACTATCGGGTAGCATAGAAACCACCACGAGTAGTTTTGAAGATTTAAAATTCTTCTCAAGACAGACCAATACGATATACTCACCCAAGTTAGAGTTAAGGTGGGATGACCATGTGGCAGCCAGTGGTTCAAATACGGGTAGCTTATCTCCATTGGATTTATCTGGTAATGTTGAAAATTATGTTTATCAATTACACACGAGAGAGGCCTACAAGGAAACCGAAACCGTTAAGTTTAGGTTTGGTGCTCGTAAAAGATATATAGATAAAAGTTTTACCACATCAATTCAAACCATAAGCGGTAGTTATTTTCCAGAGGGTAGTGCTTCGTATTCAATAATTGATATGGCAACAAACGAGGATGTCATTCCATTCAGTTCCTTTACGACCATGAGTTGTGATTCCGTGTCTCCGTATTTTATGCAAGACTTAAATGGTTTTGAACCAAATCGTGCTTATAAAATATTATTAAAGGTTAAACACAATGATGACCAAACACACATTTACGATGACGGTTTTGAATTCATACTAAGGACATAATATGTCATATCACACAACAGGATCTATGAGCAGAAGTTATGGTGGTGGATATGGTACTATTAAGATTTCACTACAAGATTTCGGAACGTTAAAGTCGGGCGATAATGTTCGTTACATGACCATCGGTGAAAGTGGTAATCCCACCGACCACGGTTCTGTTGATGTATACGAGATAAACGGACAAATAGTTTTAATTGATCCTCAATACACAATAGATACGCCTAACGCTCCACCATTTCAATCAGGTGATGTTATAATAGTAGATGTGTCATTACAGACAACAATAGCATCGGTTGAAAATTTTGAAATGGATGAAATAAATCCAATAGTTGAAATTAATTTGGATTCTCCAATAGTATTCCCACCACAGTTTGTTTATAGGTTTGGAAGTTTAGCAGGCGAGCCTTATTACGGTGCTTATCACAGACATCAAGATGGAACATTGATGATTGGGGGTGGTCAATTAAATGTCATTCACGATATGGTGCTTGAAGAAATAATTGTTCCAAGAGATGAGTTTGATTATAGCAGTTCGGAAAATACAGCAGAGCCCATCACGTTTGAAATAGATGAGAAAGTAATAAAAGAAACCTTTTCTGATTTGGTTTACACGAAGTGGTTTGGTGAATTGGATAGTGATTATGTGAGTAACAATACTTTTTTTGACATGACTCAAGGTGGTCAAGCGATACCAATTAATTTAGAATTAAATACATTACAGACCACGATTAGAGATGGACAAATAGCAACAGGTAGAAATAATGACGAACAATTAGTATTTTTTAAAAAAGATAGAAATACACC